AAGGGGATCGCAAGATCCCCTTTTTTATTTCATAAATACTATCATGAGCGCACAGTCTAATTTACCATCAAATAAAAACTTCCTTTCCCCTCTTGGGTTTACTTTTTCAATAAAGAAAACACCAGGAGTTAATTATTTTGTACAGGCTGCTACTATTCCTATGCTAACACTTGGACAGTCCGACATTCAAACACCCTTTGTAAGATTGCCTGTACCGGGTGATCATATTGAGTTTGGATCGATGAATATTACATTTCGTATTGATGAGGAGATGAGAAATTATAAAGAAATTTTTGATTGGATTATTGCTTTAGGATTCCCTGATAACTTTAATCAGTACGCTACTGTAGCTCCTAGTAGAGGCAAATTTGGCGGTAACGTTACTAATCCTGTGACAGGAACAGGTGTGTACTCCGATGCCTCTCTTATGGTTCTTAATTCAGTGAAAGCACCCATTGTTGAAGTTATCTTTAAGAATCTCTACCCCACCTCACTATCAGACGTTAACTTTGACACTAAGTTCTCCGACGTCGATTACGTTGAAGCTTCCGCTACCTTTGCATACGAATCATTTACGTTGAATTACGTTTAAGATTGCTTTATAATACTGGGATGTAACTTTGTGAGGAAAGCATGAAATTAGACGATATTCAGTCCATGTGGCAAAACGATTCTAAAATAGATAGAACCGAACTAGGTGATGAGTCCCTTCGTATACCTCAACTACATTCAAAGTATTACAACCTTTATATTGAGGAAAGAGTAGCTCTCAAAAAATATGAGAGTGTCTACAAAAAACTTTATAAAATAAAGTTTGAATACTATAATGGAACTATTAGCGAAGAAGACTTAAAAGTAAACGGGTGGGAACCTTTCCAGCTACGCATCCTTAAATCAGATACAAACATCTACATGCAGGCTGATGAAGAACTAAATGATCTAGAACAGCGCATAGAACTTCAAAAGTCAAAGGTGGAGTTTGTAGAATCCATCATAAAAAATCTCCCGGCAAGAGGCTACCAAATTAAGGCAGCTGTGGACTGGGAAAAATTTAAAGTCGGTGTATGATTGTAGTACAAAAGGTAAATGACGTTTACGTTAAACTTTTGTGTGAGAAAGATATCGCACAAGAATTAAATGATTATTTTACCTTTAATGTTCCTGGGGCGAGATTTTCTCCTGCATTTAGAAATAAAGTATGGGATGGAAAGATAAGACTTTTTTCAACCGCTACTCATTTAATTTATGCCGGGCTCGTACAGCATGTGGAGCATTTCTGTAAAGAACGAGGGTATGAAATATCATATTTTGACTGTAACTTTAATGATGAAAATTTCTCTCTTGCAGAAGCAAACGACTTTATCAAACAGTGTAATCTTACACTTGAGCCTAGAGAATATCAACTAGACGCGTTTGTACATGGTGTCAGAAAGAGACGTACACTACTACTGTCACCAACCGCGTCTGGCAAGTCTCTCGTAATCTATCTACTATCAAAATATTATCAATCAGATACTGATAAACTTTTAATAGTAGTTCCTACTACTTCTCTTGTCCATCAGATGGCTTCAGATTTTGTGAGCTATGGGTGCGACGAAAACCTTATCCATAAAATATTCTCGGGGCAAGAAAAAATTACTGATGCCCCATTTGTAATTACAACCTGGCAATCTATTTACAAGATGCCAAAGACATGGTTTAATCAATTTAATTGTGTAATAGGAGATGAAGCTCATCTCTTTAAAGCTTCAAGTCTGACTAGCATTATGAAAAAGCTTGAAGTATGCCCTTATAAATTTGGCTTTACAGGTACTCTAGACGGCTCCCAAACTCATAAACTCGTCCTAGAAGGGTTGTTTGGACCTGTTAAAAAAGTAACCACAACAGCCGAACTTATCGAACAAAAACATCTTTCTAATTTTCAAATTAAGGCTATTGTACTTAATTACGACGAAGATATAAGAAAACAACTCAAAGGCATCGACTACCAGTCGGAGATAGATTATATTAATACCTATATCCCAAGACATAAGTTTATTGTTAATTTAACTGCATCATTAAAAGGTAACACATTATTACTTTTTAAAATTATTGATCACGGTAAACTTCTGCATGATTTAATTAAACAAAAATGTAATAATAGAAAGGTATTCTACGTTGATGGCGCAGTAGATGGTATGTTAAGGGAAGATGTAAGAAAGGCTATTGAGGGAGAAAGTGATGGCATTATTGTAGCATCACTAGGCACGTTCTCTACAGGCGTGAATATAAAAAACCTACATAATATTATATTTTCAAGCCCGTCTAAATCAAGAATAAAAACTCTTCAATCAATTGGCCGTGGTTTGAGACTAGGTGAGAATAAAAAAATTGCTACACTGTATGATATTGCTGATGATTTGTCATGGAAGTCAAAAAAGAATTACACGTTACTACATTTTATAGAAAGAACAAAAATGTATGATGATGAAAAATTTGACTATAAATTATACAGCGTTAATTTAAAAGGATAAAATGGTTTCTATTTTAAAACTTGTTAATGGAACAGAAGTTATTGGCAATATACTGGAAGAAAACAAACAAGCTTTAGTTATTGATAATCCTTTGCAAATTAACTACGTAGCTAAATCTCCTGCCTCCCCTCCCGTAATATCTCTACAGCGCTACATCCCATTTTCAAACAAAACAATTATTACGTTTAAAACTGAACATATTATAAACAAGGTCGAACCTCTCTCGAATATGATTTCTTATTACAATTCCTCTCTTAAAGGTATACAAGAACATATCGATAGCGCAATTGATCAGGAGCTTGCAAATGCTAGCGGGGAAGAAGAACTCACACCGGAGAGTCAAGCTAAGCTTGCAATGATTGAAAAACATATTACAAAAGCCACTCTCAATTAGTTGAACCTATTAATACAGAGGTTACAATGTATATTGTAACCATATGATAACATTATGCCGAATGCCCACTACGTAGATAATAAAAAACTATACCAAGCAATCGTAGAGTATAGAAAAATTTGTAAAGAGAAAGACGAACTAGGAGAATTGAGACCTCCTATTCCTACTTACATTGGTCATTGTATGCTAATGATTGCTAACAGACTTTCTCTAAAACCTAACTTTGTAAACTACTCCTATAGAGAGGAGATGATTTCCGATGGAATCGAGAATTGCGTTTGTTATTTTGATAATTATAACCCTGATCGTTACGATAACCCATTTGCATACTTCACCCAAATTATTTACTTTGCTTTTCTAAGACGAATACAAAAAGAAAAGAAACAATTATACATTAAGCATAAGTCATTAGAGAATTCTATCTTAATGAATGAGTTAGTTGAACAGGGGGAGTTTGACAGCGATGATGAATTTATTCCAGCTTACATTGATTTAGAAAACGAGAACACGAGCGACTTTATTAAATCGTTTGAGGACAATTTAAGTAAGAAAAGAAAGAAAAGAAAAAAGGGGCTGGAAATATTTATAGAAGATGATGAGCAGGAAGAGCCCATTATTGAAGAAGTTTTAGAGGATGAAGATGAAGATAGCGATACTGGGCGATAGTCATTTTGGTGTCAGGGGCGATAGCCCCTTTTTCCATAAGCACTTCAAGCAATTTTACGATGAAGTATTTTTTCCGTACCTAGAAAAAAATAACATACTACATGTTATTCAGCTTGGTGATGTTTTTGATCGTCGAAAGTTTATAAACTTTCAGACACTTGAGCACTGTAGGTCATATTTCTTTGATAGAATAAACAAAGACTTTACTTCTTGGATGCTTGTAGGCAATCATGATACTTACTATAAGAACACAAACAAAGTAAATTCTCTTAACTTACTTCTTAAAGAATATCATAATATTAATAAAATAAACTCTCCAACTGAAGTAGAGTTTGAAGAGGTTAGTGTATTGATGGTTCCTTGGATATGTGGTGAGAACTTTAATGAAGTAATGCATGCAATGGAAACCTCAAAGTCACAAATTCTGGTAGGACATTTTGAAATAAATGGCTTTGAAATGCATAAAGGTGCTTTTTGTGATGGCGGTATTGACCCGGAGATATTTAATAAATTTGATTTAGTTATTTCTGGACACTTCCATACAAAGTCAACACGTAGTAATATCACCTACACAGGAACTCCCTATGAAATGACATGGTCGGACTTTGAAGATCAAAAAGGGTTTCATATTTTTGATACTGAAACACGGGAGTTAGAATTTGTACCGAGCCCATTAAGGATGTTTCATAAACTTTGGTATGATGATAGTATCTGTTCGATGGATCAAATTATTGCTCAAGACTTTTCAATGTATAAAGATACAATTGTAAAGGTAATTATAAAGAATAAAGTTAACCCTGTATGGTTTGATTTGTTTATTGAAAAATTAGAAAAAGCAGGATTGGTAGACTTACAGGTAGTGGAAGATCACCTTAACTTAAACCTTGAAGACGACAGCGACATAGTTAACGAAGCGGAAGACACGCTTACTATACTAAACAAATACGTTACTCAGTTAGAACTAAAAGCGGATAAGACAAGACTTGAAAACTTACTGCGCACGCTTTATAATGAAGCACTCTCTATGGAGTAAGAATGATAGTATTTGAAAAAGTCCGGTGGAAGAATTTTCTTTCTACTGGCAATGCATTTACAGAAATTAATTTAACTAAAAATAAATCTACTTTAATAGTAGGAGAGAATGGTGCCGGTAAGAGCACTGTTCTTGATGCGCTATCGTTTGGTCTTTACGGTAAACCTTTTCGTAAAATTAATAAACCTCTTCTCATTAATACTATTAACCAAAAAGGGTTAGAGGTCGAAGTTGAATTTAAGATTGGTAAGCGTGAGTATCTTATTAAGCGAGGAATTAAACCCTCTTTGTTTGAAATATATCAAGACGATAAGTTACTAAACCAAGACGCTGAGTCAAAAGAATATCAAGAAATGTTTGAGAGAAATATTCTCAAACTTAACCACAAGTCATTTAATCAAATCGTTGTTCTCGGTAACGCATCGTTTGTACCGTTCATGCAGCTGCCCGCAGCCCATCGTAGAGAAGTTATTGAAGATTTACTTGACATTCAAATCTTCTCTACTATGAACCTTTTACTAAGGGATAAAGTTACTCAAAATAAGACAGAAATAACCGACTGTGATTTTAATATGAAGTTAATTGCCGAAAAGATTGAAATGCATAAAAAGCATTTACAGACTTTAAAGCAAAACAACGACGATATTATTAAACAAAAAACAGATAAGATTTTTGAAATAGAGACTGAAATTGTCGGGCTTAAAACAAACACTATGAGACTTAATAGTGAGGTAGAGAAAGCTACCGAAAGTGTAAAGGATCAAGAAAAAGTAAATGCAAAGTACAATAATGTTGTTGACGTAAAAAAGAAGTTAGACATTAAATTAGAAAAGCTACAAAGAGAGATAGAATTTTTTAGAGATCACGACGACTGTCCAACTTGTAGACAGGGTATCGATCACGTACATAAGAAAGAAATTATTTCTAACGATAACAATCAAATTTTAGAAGTACAAAAAGGCATAGAAAAGCTTAACGAAGATATCGAATGGTACATTCATCGCATTAATGAAATATCAGAAACAAATAAAAAGATAACAGAGCTTAACAGAAGTGTTTCTAACGATAATGTACAGATAACAACGTTAAATTCGTTTATTGATGGGCTCAAGAAAGAAATAGAAGTTCTTAAACAGGATAAGGCTGCATCAGAGGATAACTCAGAAGAATTAAAACAATTCAAACAGCAGTTAAAAGAATATGTAAGTAAAAAAGAAGACTTAATTCAACAGAAAATGGTACTTGATGTTGCGTCAATGCTTCTAAAAGATTCCGGTATTAAGACAAAAATTATTAAGCAGTACGTACCTATTATGAATAAACTTATTAATAAGTATCTTGCTGCAATGGACTTCTTTGTTAACTTCGAACTAAATGAAAACTTCGAAGAGCGTATTAAATCTCGTTATAGAGATGAATTTAGTTACGAGTCATTTTCCGAAGGGGAGAAGATGCGAATTGATCTGGCATTACTATTTACGTGGAGGGCAATTGCCAAGCTTCGTAATTCCGCTTCTACTAATCTATTAATTATGGACGAGGTGTTTGATAGTTCACTGGATAGCAACGGAACGGATGAATTTCTAAAAATACTTTCTGGACTAACCAATGACACAAATGTCTTTATTATTAGCCATAAAGGTGATACACTATTTGATAAGTTTGAACATGTACTTAAATTTGAAAAGCATAAAAATTTTTCGAGGTTAGCGCAATGATTTATGATTTAGTTTCCTGTAATCATCCAATACTACATACACCGACGGAGAAGTTTGACTTTTATAAAGAATTTCCTATTCATCCTATTGAATTAGGAAACAATCTTATAGAAACAATGAACTATCATCATGGTCTAGGGCTGTCGGCTAATCAGTGCGGGCTCCCTTATAGAGTATTTGTTCTACGTTCTACTGAACCTCTTGTCTGTTTTAACCCAAGAGTGGTAGATACTAGTGAAGGAATCTCTCTTATGGATGAAGGGTGTCTTTCTTTTCCTGGGCTCGCCCTTCCAATAAAAAGACCAAGATCAATAAAGGTAAGGTTTCAAGACTATAAAGGTGAAACTAAAACAGAAATTTTTTCAGGTATGACAGCAAGAGTATTTCAACACGAGCTTGATCATTTAGATGGAATTGACTATACTAGAAGAGCTAGTCAATTCCATTTACAACGGGCGCTTAAAAAGCAGAAAATTTTTCTTAGACATCAAAAAAGAGAAGAAAAAGAAGCTACATATTAAAACGTGCCCTTCCACGTTAAAACTAGGAGTGATATGTCTAAACTAAAAGTCGCGGAGTTGTTCTATTCCATTCAAGGTGAAGGTCGCTATATGGGCGTACCCTCAGTCTTTCTAAGAACGTTTGGTTGTAACTTTACTTGCTCGGGCTTTGGAATGCCCAAAGGAGTACAAAGTGATGAACGTCTTAACATCGATCCAAAAAGGTATGAAAAGTATAATGAACTTCCCCTTGTTCATACTGGGTGTGATAGTTATGCTTCCTGGGATCCTCGCTTTAAGCGCCTTAGTCCTGTTATTGAATGTTCCCAACTGGCTAAAGACATCGTTAATATCTTACCGGAAAAGAAATGGCAGGACGAGCACTTAGTTATTACCGGAGGTGAACCTTTATTAGGATGGCAGCGCTCATACCCAGACTTACTTGAACAAGAATGTATGATGGGATTAGAAGAGCTAACCTTTGAGACAAACGGTACACAAGAACTAACAACAGAGTTCGCTGACTACTTGTTTGTAGAGTTTACCAGACATGGCCGCGGGTACGATAAGCTTACTTTTTCTGTATCACCTAAACTTTCCATTTCAGGTGAAAAAAGAGAGGAAGCAATTCGCCCGGAGATTGTTGCCCAATATAATTCAATCGGTTATACTTACGTTAAGTTTGTTGTTGCTACAAAAGAGGATGTAGAAGAGGCAAGGCGGGCTGTAAACGATTATAGGGCGGCTGGATTCGGAGGCCCCGTTTACATTATGCCGTGTGGTGGTACTGATGAATTATATTATCTTAATCACAAACAGGTAGCTGAAATGGCGATGAAGATGGGATGGCGCTATTCAGACCGCTTACAAATTCCCCTCTTTAAGAATGCCTGGGGCACATAATGAAACAGCTAGACTTTTGGTGGGAGAAGAAATGAAAGATTCAGTTGTTTACAAATACGTTTCGACAAAAGAATATGTCGATCAGTTTCCTTGCGCATATCGTCAGTGGAGGGCCGACAGTCACTGTAACCTAATTCATGGATATGCTTTTTCTATGAGGTTTT